ATTCAGAAGGTGTTTATTCCGTCGGGGCGTATGGGTCAGTCGGTCTTGAAGCACCTGATGCTGACGACATGATCGCTTATGACGCAGTGACTGAAGCTCAGGCGATTACTTGGGTGCAAGAGGCAATCGGCGGTGCAGACAAGGTTGCTGAAATCCATGCTCAGCTTGATGCACAGCTGACTGAGAAGCGCACCCCGACCACTGGTTCTGGAACGCCCTGGTGATTTTTCTCACTGGTGTTGCTGTTGGCGTCCTGCTCGTTATGGGCTGGGCGCTTCTTTCTATGTCTGCTGAACGATGAAACGCCCTGACCCAATGATTTCCGCTAGCTACGGCGCCACTGACATTGTTGCGCAAAAGTCTCGGATGCTATGGCTCGAAGAGCTGTACTTTCTCGATGGCCGCGACCAAGCATCACATCCTCAGCACGGCTTGTTTACTGGTTTGGCCCTCAAGTATCAAAACTTGGATACAACTGACGGGATCTGATGGCAAAGTCACTTAGCGGAAATGTCTTTGTTGTCGGTAAACCAAAACGGACCACGCAGGGAGCTGGCAAGCACTCCCGCCCCAAACGAGGCAAAAAGAGATACCGTGGCCAAGGAAAACGTTGATCTTCTATCCAATGATCAAACCATTCGCGATCGCTGTTTCTGGTGTTCTCGCTGGTTCAGCTGCCTTGGCAGGCCCCTATGTGAACGTGGAGAATAACGCAGGTTACCAAGACGGTTACCTGGGTTCGACCACAGATTTGCACATTGGCTACGAAGGTGGCGATGACACCTATGGCTTCTATGTCCAGGGTGGTCCTGCAATTTTGTCTCCTTCGGAAGGCGACACTGAGTTTGAACTCTCCGGCAAGGTTGGTGCCAGCGTCCAAGCCACTGACAACTTCAGTGTCTATGGCGAGCTGAGTTTCATCACCGCTGAGGATGATCCTGTTCTTGGCACCAAGATTGGTGCTAAGTACAACTTCTGAGCTATAACAAGCTCAGCTTCCTCACACGTTGCTGCAATGGGCTCCCGAAAGGGGGCCTTTTGTTCTATTTAGAGCCATCATGCAAAAACTTTTCAACGTGATGTCCGTCGCATCCTTTGTGATGTCTGGAGCGATGGTTGCTGGAACGGTGGTGTTTTACACGCGCATCCCATCGTTGACTAAGCACTACATCAGCGAGCTAAAGCTTGAGCTGACCCAGATGATCACTGACATGGTGCCTGGTCAAATTGATGAAGCGATGCCTGAGCTTCCGACACAAACTGGGCCAGCGATGCCGATCAAATTTCCATGAGCGATCAGGTCAATCATCCGTCCCACTACAAGCAAGGTCGCGTCGAAGCGATTGAGGTTATTGAGGATGTTGTTGCTGGAGCGCCTGACGCTGTTACTGGCTACCTCGTTGGTCAGACGCTGAAATATCTGTTGAGGGCATGGCACAAGGGCAACACGATGCAAGATCTGCAGAAGGCTGCCTGGTATCTGAACCGCGCCATCGACAAGCTCAGCTCTTAGGTGATCATCTTGGTGTTGGCGGTTGGATCGTCGTCATGAGCTTCAGGCCCGAAGCCTTCAGCCTTGATTTTTGCCATATCAAGTTCTGGCGCGGGTGTTTGAGGTTTCTGTTCGAAGGATTTAAGCCATTCGCGTAATGCGTCACCAGTTGGCGTACCTTTCGGCCACTTCACAAACTTGAGAATGGCTTTGTGATCAGTAAATGGCCTTGCTGTTTTGCCGCACAATACGGTGTAAACAACAGGCGGACCTTCTCTTCTGCGGTTACGTTCAATCCAGAGCTGACCTGCTGTAAACCGTTCTGATTTCATGCCGGAAATTCCTGAAATTGGCGTTCAAGGCATCTTTGTTCCTGAGATACCTGCATGGCGGGCAATGCCGCCACAGAGTATCCCGGAAGCTCCGCCAGTAACGTTAGAGCTTGGTTTTCCAATAGCGGACATTCCCGGTTGCGTTGAAACACGAAACGCGCAGCCTGGAAATGAAAGCGCCTACACGGATGATCCTCGCGGGAACATTGTTGTTTGTGGGGCGCAGATGCCGTCGTATAAGCCGCTGGATTTTACGCCTGGCACGTTGACGTATGGAGCGGCAAAGATTCCTGCGATTGAGACAGACGAAGAAAAGACGGCTGGTGTCTCAAGCCAACCGCCGCAATCTCTTCCAAAGCCAGGTGGCATTCCCGACATTTCAAAAGTAGTCACGGAATTGCCATGTCCTCCTCCTGACGCAATTCCTTTAGGTGCTAAAAACAAATCGCAAACAGCTGTCATCATTGGTTACGAAAGGAATGACGACGGCAAGTGCGAGGCGATCTATGAGCCGCTGGGAATACCAACGATCATCGGCAATTATCTTCCTGGTGCGCCTGTTGTTATTACGACTGCGACGGTTGCGGCTGTTGCGACGACGGCAGCCATCTTTGCCAAGCCGTTAGGCGACTTCCTGCTCAAAGCGGTCAAGCCCACCGTCAAGAAGGCAATCAAGAAGATCAAGGAGAAGCTAGGGAAGAAAACTAAGGTTGAGTCTGTTTGGCAGCGTCGGAAGTTTCAGCGGTCTTTGAAGAAGTGATGGAATGAACGTGGGGCGGAATAACGCCTGGCGGGTTGGTCAATACAACATCAGCGCAGATCTTTGCATAAGGCGATTTCGGATGGAACATGATGCCCTTTTGCATCAGCTCAGCGCAGTTCTTGAGCCTGGCAATCTCGTAGTTAAGACGTTTGTCTGCCAAAGCTGCATCGAGCAGGGCAACTTGTTTTTCAGCTGCTTGGCGGCAGCTTCTTACATGATGACGATCTAGCGGAACCGAGAACGTTGCTGTGATTCCACCGTTTAGGGAGAAGTTTGTTTTTTGACCCGTGCGAATAGGTTTATAGAAAAGGATATTGCCCGGATTATCGGGCCTGCCATCGGGGATGGGATTGCCTTCCGGATCAAACGCGCCAACGAGATCGAGAGTGTCGTAGACCGGCTCGTTGTAGTGCGATTCATACGGATCAGCCCAGCTAGTTGTAGAACTTAGGAATGGGTTGATGTTCAATGTTGTGCCCTGGCAACTGATTCCACCCCCGTAAGTGTTGGTAAATTGCCTGGCTGGTACGACTTGAACGGCTTGGTTTGTGACCGAACCACTGCTGTTGGCAACTGGAGCGGCAGTGCTTGAGACTTGCGCTTGAGCTGGAGCGGAAAACAGCAAAAGCGTTGCAATGACTCGCTTCATTGGGTGAAGGTGCTTGTCGATTCTGTGAGTGATTCGATGTCGGTTTCGCGATTGATGAGCGTGTGGTTTACAAGACCAGGCCCTTGAAGAGTTTCAACGAACTGAAAGCTAGCGCCTTGATTGACGATATTCCAGGCAGGCTTGTCAGCAGGGTCAAGACCAACCCAACGACTTGTGATGCCGTTGAGTGTATTGGTCGTTGTAGTCAAAGACCGAGGTGCGATTTCGCCATTTGCTGGGGCGATGTTTGTTCCAGAGACGCTCAGTTCATAGCCTGTGCGGTACTCGTAGGAATTGATCACCTCATTGACTTTGGTCTTTGTCCTGGTTGTCGAAGACAACGTACCCTGCTGAAAATTTGGCACGACTGGTACGGATTTAGCCTCTGGCGCAGCAAGAGCTATGACGCAAAGTACGCCCCAAGTGATCCAAACTCCAGGCCACATCATCGGATTGTCAGCTCTTGAATGACTTGTCCAACAGCTTGGGTGCCAGCACCACCAGCTGTAATGGTGATTGCGCCATCGGTGGCGACTGTGCCTGCGAGATTGCCAGCAACTCCACCCGAAGTTGTCGTCGTGTTGCCGAAGATAGGCAGTGCAGGAACTACTCCTGAGGTGACTGTGGTGGAAAGGACTGTTGGGACGCTGTCGCCTTCGATATATGACTCTGAATACGAAAATGCGTCACCAGCAGTAGTAACGCTGAAAGCGCCAGGAGTGTAGCCAAGAGCAGTCCCGGAAGTATGTGCCCCCAGAGCAGGAGTAGTGTCCAGAGTGACGTTATTGCCAGATACTGCCATTGAAGACGGGATACGCGTTGCGACTGATCCGGCTCCATCGACAGATAGCGAAACGCTGGATTGAATTCTATGGGTGATGTCAGCCCGAGCTGGAGCGGCTAACAGTGTGATTCCCAATACCAAAAGCGAGCGTTTCATTTGGGCTTTGCGGTGGTTGGTTCTTGCTTAATTGTAGGTTCCTCTTTTTTCTTTCTATTGTTGCCAACCGCTAAACCAAACGATGCTGCCGTTCCAGAAAGGATTGAAGCTGGATAGGTCGGATCGAGCGATTGCTTGAAAACGCCAAGGTAGTTGGCAGTCAGAATTGCCATTGCCCAGCCGAGCAAAACGATCTTGACGACATCGCCTAGCCGAGAGTTCCCATCCTCCTGTTCTTGGCCTTGCGTTTCCTTGGGCTCTGCCATGATGAGAAGAGTTGCGGTCAGATTATGGTTGAAGTCTGGGCCGCCGTTGCTGGAGCGTCAATCACAGTTGCTGGTTTGGGCGTTTCAGGTATCAACCGTCAGACACGTCATGGGCAGGATTCCTTGATCCGACTGACGACTGCTGTGGATAATTTGTCCAGCAGGCTCGATATTTTGCACCAAGACATCAGAAGCAAAGATGTTGAGGTCTTTGGCAGATTGAGTGAACTGGAGCGTGCAGTGGCACGACTGGAAGGACACAGTGATAGGCACTAACGTAATAGTGCTATTCAAGGCAGTCCCATGCTTTTGATTCTCAAGCCGATCTTGATGACCATGTGGAAATCAAGGGCATTCAAGGAGTTGATCGTGGCGATGTTGGAGAAGATTGTTGCTAGGACGGACAACGATTTGGATGATCTGGCTGTAAAGCATGTGCGGGAGCTGCTTTTGCCTGACACAAGAGTTGAAAAGTAGGGCCCGTCGGGCATCATCCAGTTGACCTTGCTGTTGCTTGGCGTGGGCCTTTCCCTGTTGCCGTTCTTCGAGTTTTTCCGTGGTACGCCCCACCAGCTGGCTGCAATTAAGGAGCTTGAGGAGTCAGTGCCAGAGGAGTTACTGGCGGAAGAGGCCGACTGGTTTCAGGCTTGGAAGGAGAGCGGCTATGACCAGCAGGTCTTCATGCCCTACTTCAAGCAACTCGACAACAAGACAGGAACTGGGCACAGGGAGTGCTTTTCAAGCGCCGCTGCCATGGTGGCGGCCTATTACAAGAAAGTTAAAACAGATGATGAGTACAACGAAATCCGCGCCAAGTTCGGGGACACCACTTCAGTAGAAGCTCAGCTAGCAGCGTTACGCAGCCTGGGTCTGGAAGCTGAGTTCCGGAAAGATGGCGATGCTGACATGGTGGAGCTTGAGATTGAAGCTGGCAGACCAGTGCTGGTTGGCTGGTTGCACGCCGGAAACATGCTTTTAGGCGAACCACCAATGTGCAACGGCCTGGGCTGTGGTCATTGGAGCGTTATCAGTGGTTACGCGGGCAAGAAGAGCAGCGATCCAGAGTGGATCATGCAAGACCCTCGTGGCTATCCAGAAATGGAGAAGGGTGGTCACAGCAATCCGCATCTGGGACGTAACGTCCGTGTGAGGCAAGCTGCGTTCTATCAGCGTTGGCAGGCAGAAGGCCCTGGAACGGGATGGGTGATTCTCGTTAATGAGTAGCTTCTACTGGATGTGGGCGTATATCAGTGCTTTCTGGACCACTGTTGCTGTGCAGTGTGCCAAGCCTGTGAACTGGGACCAATGCTCAAAGGTCAATGATTGGCTCGTTCCATGGGCACGAGACGTCATGGACATGCACAAAAACGGTGCTTACCATTCAGAAAGAAAGATACTGAAACAATCCGATGGGCTGGGCGACCTGGATGCAGATCAAGCCTTCCACGGAGGAGCTTTTCGAGATTGAACGCAGCGTTAGAAACGTTCAAAACTGCGACGACGAAGAGCAACTAAAAATGATCTGCGCTTCGCTTGTCCGTCAAAACTTTCACCAATCAAAGCTGCTGAGCCAGGCCGTAGGTCGAATCGGAGAGTTAGACGCCAAGCTCGCCTGCTGGGACTAAGAACCTTTGCCCAAGATCTTGGTTCGGTAGTACCTAACACAGGATTCGTAGAACCACCTGGCCTTCCAGTCATGCTTGAAGTAACGGACGGTTCCGCCGTGACTGACTTCCCAAACCAGCAAGCCGTCTTGCTGCACCTGTTTGATGATTGGTTTTGTCATAGATCTGTGCAGGCAGGCCGTCATAGATCTGGCCTGCCCGATTTTTAGCTCAGAAGCTCATAGATCCCGCCTCTTGCTTCGGCGGCAGTGTGAAGTCGGACACGTTCAGCTCCAGGCTTTTGCCTTCGCCGCCGTCTTTTTTGTCATAGATCCGCACTTTCGCTGAGCCGGCAACGGTGATGCGGTCGCCCTTGTGCAGGTAGTTCATCACGGTGTCGGCACGCTTGCCCCATACAGAGCAGTCGATCCATGTGGTCTCGTCTTTGCCGGTGCGTGCGGCGATGCTGAAGCTGGCAACCTGAGTGCTGCCGACTTCTTTGAGTTCAGGATCACGGCCGAGGTTGCCGTGGGCGGTCATGTTGAGCATTACTTTCCGTTGAAGAACTTGGAGATGATTGTGTTGAGCGCCATGTTGATCACGCCGTGATGGCGTTGTTCTGCGTAGTGGCGCAGCTGTTCGGCTAGCTGTGAGTCCAGCCGCACTTGGAAGTGATTCGAGCGGCGCTTGTCGTCCGCCACGGCTTGCTTGGTCTTTTCATCAGGCATTGCGCTTGAAGTAATCGTTGATCCAGGTTTGGTGCTTGACGGAGGTTATGGCCTCGGAGACTCTGCCGTTAGGAGGCAGAGGGAAGACGGCGGTGAATGCTTGCATGAAAGCCTGCAGTTTTTTGGACTCCATCTCTTCCAAGCTGCCCAGCAACAGATCTCGTTCGTCAGGTTTGATTGGCTGATCTTCTGCCTTGACGCCAGGAGCTGCAGGCGACGGTTCAGGCGTCATAGATCTTGCCTTTTCAGGCTTTTTCATAGATCTTGCAGGCTTGGGCTCCTCCTCGCGGTGCGGGTTCTCAACCTCCTCCCGTGCCCACAGTTGCCAAGCCAAGCCAAACGCGGCGGCAGAAGCGGTGCAGAGGCAGCGCCGATGTGAGTCCGTCAGATCGCGGGCGCTGATCTTGTCGAAGGCAACCGCGTTGTTTCGGTTGTCCATAATCGCCTGCGGAAAATGCGGCGTTGTCTTGCCTTCGCTGCTGATGAAGTAGCCGACGACGTAGCCGCTGCCATTCGGTGCCTTCCAAACATGACCGCCGCCAGGGGCACTAGCTAAGGCGAACTGCCAGCCTGGGGCATGTTCGTGAAGCAGGTGCATTGTGCGGCACCAGTTCACATAATCAGCCTTGTAACTGCCGGATCCTTTTTGGCTTACGTCGTCGGTTGTGATGACATCGCCGAGATTAGGAAATGGCGGTGATGGTGATGATGGCGCAGGGGGATTCGTGATTTCCAGAGACATAACGTCGTTGAGAAGTGAGGTGAACTATCTGGGCGTCATCGTCATAGACCACGCCTGTTAAAGCATCCTCTACAGCACGCACAAGTTTCGACAAGTCACCAATCCTCCCAGTGCAATGTTGGGGGGCTGATGGCTTGAGTTCGCCGTTGGTTCTGTAGTGAGCTTTGGGCCGGTTGAATACAAAGATTGCATCCATCCAGATTGCCTCCCCCATCATGGCATGCCAGCCCTCAGGAAGCAACTCCATGGCCAGATGCCTTACGTCTTGGCGCCATGGCTTGCATCGTTTTGATGACTCGACCATGACGCCCTTTCCGACATGCCGCTTACTTCCTTGCGGCGCAGGTTTGCCGAGAACCGTGAACGAAAAGCTACTGAGGCAGTTGTGAGTAGGCGCGATCAATGGCCGAGTTCAGCAACGCTTTAGCGAGCTTAGATGCAGAAAGTTTATTCTGTTCATACTCGATAAACTCGCCGCCGACTGAGACGTTTGTCATGTTGCCAGCTGTAGCCTCTGAAAGTGCTTTCAGTTTTTCGGCACGAGACTGGTCTAGTTCAAGGCTAAGGGCTTTCATAGATCAGGAATAATTTTGAAATGAAGCGCGTTCAGGTTAGGACATTTGCCCAAAATTGCCACGGCGTTTCTGTTCGCGCAGCTTGAAGAAACCTCGTAGATCTGGGTACTGATCCATAAGGTCACGCGCCGCGAACGCCGTGTAGTTGTTGTTGATTTTGAGGCCGAGGTCGCCCGTGCTGGTCCTGGTCTCCCAGCGCAAGATATGAAAAAGGCCATCCATCGAATAGCGAGAATGGCCGGCGGTTTTCAGTTCACGAGCAAGGCCGGCCAACTGCAGGAGAAGGCCGGGATGCTTGGCTTTGCATTTCTGCCACTCCAAGGCCAGCTTGTCGCTGGCTGTGGAGTTGGAGAAGAGCGGCAAGTCGTCATAGGTCATCGACTTGCACCTTCGAGTTTTGACTCAAGGTGGGCCAACAAGGTCGCCGCCTTCTCTGCGCCCAAAACGTCAACGATTCGCGTGGCTGCGTTGCTGAGGTTTGAGTCGGCGTTTAGCTCGTAGCGGTTACGGGCGGCAATCAGCCCAAGGGCTTGAGCTGCAGCGTTGATCGATGCGTAGTCCTTGTCTTTGCCAATCTTGTCGGCGATGTTTGGATCCTTGCGAAGCAGGCGTCCCATCAGGTAGCCAACGCTGGTGCCCTGTCGTGCTTTTTGTGTGATTAATTCATTATCCGGATAATGAATTTTTGACTTGGCTGGCCGACCTGCCCGTGGGTTGAGCGGCTGCTCAATCTCTTTTTCAAACGCTTGAATCCGCTCCTCTGCCTTGGCCGTGCTGCCGTATAAGCCAGCGAGCAAGGACACCAAACGGTCACGGGTCAACGGGTCGCCGTTGAACGTCATGGTCGCTGCAGTCCAGGCGTGCCACTTGCCGTACTTCTCCTTCAGGTCTTCTGGCAAAAACTGCCACGGGCGATTTTCTGCCCAGGACGAAAGCATGAGGTCCCAGTCATCAAGCTTGCTGCCTTGCTGGGTGAGAAGCGCAACGGCTGCGCCCTGCAGTTGAACTGCGCGTTCGATGGTTGCAACACCCGCCTCTTCGACTGTTAGGCGCTGTGCTGGATGAATCATAGATTTAGCCATTTTGTGCCTCCTTGAGCATTTGGCGCATTTCGTTGTTGACTTGTTTAACCGCCTCGACATCGACGGTTTCGCGATAAAACTTGGACTCAAAGACAGATGTTCCCCGTTTGCGATTGATCCGCTTGTAAGCCTCAGCAAAGGCGCCGCCATGCTTTGGCTTTCCAGTGGTCGGATCAACTCCGCGCAGCCTGTCGATGATGTTGCATAGCTCTACGTTTTGAGACCGCAGGCGTTGAATTTCGACTTGAGGATTTACAGGGCTGAATTCAAGCTCTTCTGGTGTTTCTTCTTTGATTTGCAGGTGGCTGTCTGTCAGCTTCAAAGTGCGAACAAGTAGGGCGGCTTCAGGCACAGTTGTCGAGGCGATGCCGGAAGATGGCGTTGTGTTTTGAATGATGTTCAAAAACCTTTCCGCTCTTAGAACGTCTGAGCCTTCAGCCTCCAAGCCGTTCACGTCGTCATAGCGAGTACTGCCCGTGCCTTCAATAAAAATCGGGTCAAATGTTTTCTCGTGTTCGACGTAGGTCGTTTCAATCAGTTCATCAACGTTTTCAGCGGCTGAGCCGCCCTCGTCTTCATAGATCCTCTTAAAAATTAAATTGCCTCTGGTTTCATCAGGCGCAATCAATGTGGCCGTCGTGATCATGCAGCCGGTAATGTCTGACAGCGCAGGAGTCGCGCAGCGATTCCAGCGTTGCTCACAGGCGGCATCAGTCCTGACGTTGGACAGATCAACACAGACCTTGATGCGTGGGCAATCAAGCCCAGCTCCTGCCGCTTGCTTCACGATCAAAAATTGACCTTGACCATGATCGGCAAACCTTTTGATCTGTTCTGATAGGGCATCGCCTGAGCTGTCCATGGTTGCCCTGATGACCTGATAACCCTTCGACTCAATGATTCGTGCAACCCTTTGTTCGTGGTTGTCGTTGTTTCTGTTGTCTTGAGTAAAAACAATGCAACCAGGGTTTGAATGATGTTTTCGATATTCCGTCAGTTTTTTGCTGGCTTCATCTATAAAATCTTCGATTACTGATTTTTCCCGTAAAGCCTTAGACAGCGCTGTGGTCTGTTGCGAGACCGGCAAGAGCTTCAAAGGGCCTTTATCGGTTTGAATATCTATCAACGCACGCTGAACACGGCATAGATATTTAAGTTGCCAGGCTTCAGCCCTACCAATCAAAAAATGTGGCTCAAGCTCATAATGCTTGAATTGCCGCTTGTACTTATCAATTTTTATATAGCTTTTGCCTTCCTGCTCTTCTTCTGAGAGTTCTGGATTTTCGTCAACAACTTCAATCACGTTGAACGTATTCTCGCCTGAGCTAGTCAAGGTCTGCTCGAATCCAGGGATCCCTTGCCTGTCAGCACGAATCGGTGTTCCTGTCATGGGCAGAACAAACGCCCCAGCCTTGGCCACGGCTTCAAGGGCTGGCCCCCACGCCTTGTCCTCTGAATCGCTGTAAAACTGCGCCTCGTCAGCAATGATGATCGGCGGTTTTGGAAGGCTGCGAATCCACTCACTGAATAGATCGGTGTTGTCCGCGATCTTGTGAACAGTCGATGAGATAAAGATCGCTGACGGTATCCCGTGCAGGCTGGTGGGCTTCTTTGGGATCGGCGCAATCCGGGGATTGTTGATCTTCAGATTTTCAAAGCCGATCCTTCGGACAAACAGCTTCCATCGCTCATTGTCCAGGATCTGATTGGCTAGAAAATTCTGATGACTCAGAAACAGCACGCAGGACGTGAAAGGTTGAATGACGCCTTCTGGCGTTTCGAGTCCGTAGACCCCAGCAAAGGTGATAAAGCGGGCGAGGTCTGATTTGCCGTAGCGAGTCGGCAGGACCACAGAGGTAAATCTGTGGCCCTGAGAGAACCGCTTGCAGGCTTCTAAGACTCCTTCAATGTGGCCTCTGCGGTGAGTGCCAGCTGATGGGTCCTGGATCGTTTGATATTTCCAGGACTTGAGGCGTAGAGGTTCCTGGCGCGGTTCTTGCAGCATTTGCCGTGAATGGTTGCTTTGGTAGATCAGGCTTCGGCCTTGGCTTCTTCCTGTTGCTTTTGGAAAGCCTCGCGGGCTTGTTCGCGGGCGAAGTTCAGCAGGTCGCAGTGCTCCCTGGCTTTGATCTTCTTGTCCTTAACTTCTGCACGCTTCTCGACGACCATGGCGCAAGCGGCCACGGCTGCCTCCTCAATGTCGTCACCGGCCTGGTCATATTGGCCGTACCAGGTTTCGCTGTTGTCTGTAGTCAGCTCTTCGAGAGTCTTGTCTTGCTCTTCGGTGACGTCTTCGTGCTTGAACTGCTGCTGGCGTACAACGTCAACGGCAAGCATCAGACGGGTCACGCGGCGCAGGGCCATGCGGACGTCAGTCTCTGCGCTGCGGACTTCTGCCCACAGCTCTTGATGGTTTTTGAGGGTGGCTTGATAGGAAGCGTCTTGGTCGAGGAAAGCGGAAAAGGCTTTGTAGTCCATGGTTGGAGTTGGGGTGAGGTGTTCCGCCTCTCAGCGGTATGCCAAAGGTAGAGCACCCATGGCATACATGTCAACCCTTGCGCTTCGTCTTTGCCTTTTTCTTGTTCCGCTTCGACTTGCACCTCAAGTTGAGGACGGTCTCGATGTAACCGGGGGGCTCAGGCACGCCCCCCTTTTTCAAGATCTCAGACCAGTTCATGCGGCCTGCAGGCGTTCAAGCATTCGCGCCTTCACCCCAAACTCAGCCTTTGGCCTGCCGCTGCCGCGCTCGGTTGACTTGTAACACCATTCATCATCAGGGACAGAAACCTCAGCAGTGGCCCAAACGTGGTCGCAGGTCTTGCACTGCCTGCGGCGGCTGATGGCTTCTTGGCTTGTATGCCGTGACTCCAGAACGCAAATCCAAGACGTTCCGCACTTTGGGCATTTCATAGATCACCAGGATGGCAACGTGACTGAATAGCGGCCCCACGCTTCTTCCCAATGGGTCCAGGCGGTCTCCGCGTCCGTGTTGAGGATGCGGGTTTCGCCGGGTCCACAGACCACGGTCACCAAGTCGGTCACCAAGAGCGATGGGTGGAGAGACGCCAGCATTGACTGATAAGCAGCCAACTGCGCGTCTGCTGGCTTTCGGGCCGCTAATGCTCTTTTACTTGACACGCTCTTCAGATCGCCAAGGATCACCCGGTTATCTTCACCAGATGTAGGGGAGACTTTGAGCAGGAAGTCAAACGAGCCCGCGCAGTTTTTTTGCTTGTCATAGACCGCGTACTCCGTGGCCAGTACCTCCATGCCTTTGAAGATGGGGTGATCCAGTAGCGGGTCGATCCAGTCCGCCCAGCGGTCGTCATAGATCACGCCGTGGCCGTTTTGCAGCTTCATAGATCCCAGGTATTGGTCGAGGGCCTTGTGGCAGGCGTTGCCCCTGGCCTCCCACCCATCGGGGCCGTCCTTAGTCCGCTCGATCGCCTCGCGCTTGCTCGGGGACATGTCGAAGCTCAGAACCTGCGTCACGCTGTGCGGCACCCATAGGCCGTTCATCCGGTAGCGGTGGGGGCCAGGGAAGAACTCAAGGCCGGGGACTGGTTCGAGCATCAGGGGTTGACGTGTTCCGACATCGTGCCACCCTTGTCTTACAACGTCCACCCGTTGCATGCCTTCTGTCTCACTACGTCTCACAGATGCTCAGGTCTCATGGCTAGACGCCCAGACCCGGCAATTCCGCAACCGCTCCGACGTGCTGCGGGATCTCATAGATCTCCAGATGCGAAGCCTTGACAGCCCCGGTACGCTGATAAAACCGAGCCCTGAAGGGGAGAAGGTTTTATCTCTTAAGACTCCTATATCTAAAGAGTCTCCTATATCTAATAACACTCCTATTGGGGGTTCCAAGGGGGAAGAGAAAAAGGATCCCTACGAAAAAAAGACCCTCGGGGATGACCTCATCCCCAACGACCTGCTCGAGTGTGACCAGCTCCTCCGCGAGTTCTGGTCTGTAAAAAAGGGCGTCCGATCCGAGCGTGTGTTTCACCGCGTGATTAACAAGCTCAGAGAGTGGACCCCCGCCGTTCGTAGATCTGCCCTTGAGGCTGCCGCCAATGCTGGGTGGCCTGATGTCTACGAACCCCGCCAGCCCGGCGGCCGCCAACAACAGCAGGCCACCGACTGGGACGCCCTTGAAAAATCACTCCCGAAGTTCTGATGCAGCTCAAGACCTACCAGCTGGGGCTACGCGCAGCCGCGAACGTGACCCCCTACGCCAAACGGATCAGTGACGAGGAAATCGCGTTCCTCTACATGTCCACCCCGTCAAAGATCAAGGACGCCGTGTCGGATGAGGCATGGGTCTACGCGGTCAGCCAATACCGCATGGACCCGAACCCATCAAAGGAAATGCCACTTGATCAACAGTTGCTTTCCTACGTGTTCCGCCAGCGTGACGGCCGCCCTGCTTTCGACTGGGGACTCAAGGAAGATCTACCCGCACGGATGGCCGCGTCAGATAAGTTCCACGATCACCCCAGCCTCCAGCCCTCCCACCTGCCGGAGCTGCCCCCGTCATCTGGTGGCGTTCTCTCGGGGGCGTTCGATGTTTGATGACAAGACCCTCCGCGTTCTTCTCCAGCGCGGCATCGACAACGGCTGGTGGCCGGTGCC